TCCACTAGGAAAGTTCCAGAGCTTTTCAACCTCTTTAAACTTAGCCCCCGGAAAAGCTTGTGGATAAAGTTCACGAGACTTATCAATCATTTCTCTTAGTTCAGGCATAGAACGTCTGAGTATTAATGCTCTATGGGCTTTCTTATGTGCATATCTTAGTGGGTCAACTAACATTGCGTAGGATTTACCACCACCAGCAGCTCCACCGTAGAGTACATCTTTTTCACTAGCAGCAAGGAAGTCTGTCTGTGGTCCTTCGTTAGGATGAAAAACAACCTTAGAATCTTGTATGACTTCTTGTATGCTAGGAGCTACTTGTTCTAATTGCTCTGTAGTAACTACATTATCTGTAGTTTTTTCTGTAGCCTTTTTAATTACTTCTTGTTCTGTTTTAAGTTTAGCTTCTTTGTAGGCTATTTTCTTTTTAGCTTTAGCTAGTTCTTTCTTTTCTCTAGCTAGTTTTTGTTTTCTTTTTGTTTCTTTAGAATACTGATACTTAGTATTAGGAGGTATATAAGTATTCTTTATTATTTTTGATAACCCTACATGAGTTATTTTTCTTCCTGTTTCTTCTACTATAAGCTCTGCAGCTTTACGCAATGAATACTCTTCATTTACAACAGAGTCTATGTATTTTTTTAGGACTGTTAATTCTGATTCTATAGGTTCTAGATAACCTTGAATGTGACTGAGTTTGTAACCAAAGGGAATAGTTACACTTTTTTTCTTAATATAACCTTCCGGTATGTTGTCTACCATTATTTTACTTTTCTATAGGCTCTTGTTTTTCTTGCGACTTTCTTTGGTTGTTTTGAATGTTGTTTACCTTTTTTAGTATCTTCTCTTTTCTTTTTAGTTGTTCTAGCATACTCTGAAGCTGATAGTGCTTTAATAGCCTTGTCGGGGAGATATCTTTCTCCTGTTTCTGATGATTTTTTTCCACTTTTAGTACGCCACTTTTGTTTTGTCCAAGCTCTAAGACTTCTTTGAGATTCTTTTAAAGCCATTACTTATAGTCTCCGCCTTTAGCTTTATACTCTTTTGCAAGAAGCTGGGCTTTTCGAGCAGACCATTGACCGGCTTTACCACCTTTGGTACCGGCTTTAATCTTCTCAAAAAGCCTCTTACGCATAGTCGGTTTCGTATAGTTACCGGCTTTATTCACTGTAGACTTCTTTTTAGTCGTTGTCTTCTTTCTTGGCATTTTTCTTTTCTCCGAATATTGCATCCCAATTATCTCTGTACTGTTTAGAGTGGATATCAACTCTAGGTTTAGAGCCTTTGCCACCATGCCACGAAGGCTTATATACTCTTTCTCTAAACTTTACAGCTCCGTCAGGACTATCGTTTCCTATTTGAGGCACGTTACTTGCCTATCCAACCTTTGATGGTTTTAATCCATTCAGGTTTCTTTTTATTAACAATAACTCCTACTATTACTAGAGCTATTACTATTCCTACTATTGTATCCATATTTACTCCTTTATAAATTTTTTAACAATGTTTTGTATTCTTGTACGCTTCATAAACTTATGAAACTTTTTCCAATACTTTTTTACCATTTAACTTTGTCAGCCCAATAAGCTGCTGACATTTTTCCTTTTGCTATGTTTTTAGCATGACGAGCCTTAAAGCTTTTACGTTTTGCTTTCATACGTGCTGATTCACCTGCTTTAGGTTTACCTGCAGTCTTAGCACCTTTTTCTCCAAAACGTATAGTCTTAATCTTATCACCTTCTTTAGCCACAACAATGTGTGACTTTTTAGGGTGACTAGGAGTTCTTTTAGGTTTGTTAAAACCTGCTACTCCTGCTCTTGCTAATCTAGGGTCTTTTTTACTTGGCATTAGTGTACCATCCTTTCTTTTAATAGGTCTTCGTGTTTTAGTTCTTGGATTTCTCCTAACACTAATAACCCATATTGTATTGCTATTCTATTTGCTTGTGCTATGGTTTCTGCTTTAATGTAAGGACCTATAGCAGCTCCTTCATTATCATCAGCTAACTCAGTTATCCAAAGTTTCATAACTAGCATCCTCAGCTTCGATGTCTATTGTTTGTTTTTCAGGTAATATAAAAATACCTCCACCAACATTATGATTAACATCTAGTCTTTCTTTTTTACCCAAACCAACTCTATCAAGAATTGTTTGAGCTGCTTGTAGCTTTACATTAGCTTGAGGAATAGGTTTATCACTTCCTAAAACTTCTATAAGCTTAAAAGCAGCAGAAGGGGCTTCCCTTGCAAGTACATCCGAGGCTAAATCCACTATCTCTTGTTTAAGTGATTGAATTACTTGGTAGTGATTTCCTGCGTATCCTGCAAGTTCCGCTGACAGTTTAAGGTTACCCTTAGTCTCAATTATATTGCTAAGGAATAACTCTTGTTTTTCTGTTAGTTTTCTTTTTGTCGTTGAAGGTAAAGACATAGGGATATTATATAGTTCTATTTAAGCTTTGTCAAGCTTTATAAAATATTTTACGAAAGACTTGACAAAACTGATTTTAAACTATATAATAACATTAAGTGTGCCGGGGTTAAATACATATCTTCATGGTCTTTTCTGACCTATTGAACCCGAACAAACCTGCCAAACCCGAACAAACTTTTTGAAGTTTCCAACTCAAAATCCCTAAAAATGTAGAAGCATTAGTATATATATATGGGAGGGGGTGGGTGGGTCTTGCCCCCTACCTAAACTCTAAAGAGTTTACCAAGTTTTACAAGCAGTTCCCTACTTAAAGTCTTACTAGACTTTAAAAACTCTATAGAACTTACCAAGATTTCCCAAGCTAAAGCCAAAGGCTTTGAAGTTTCCAAGATTTTCAAAGAAAATATGTGCTAGTTCTATAACTCTACAAACTCTAAAGAGTTTACCAAGCTATACAGCATTCTAAAGCCTTCTAAGAGCATTTTAACCTTTGGTTAATGATAACCTTCATCCCATGTCAACAAGAGCATACGAAAGCTCTAAAGAGCTAGTGTGAACTTGTCGAGCCTGTAGTGTTTTGTGTGTGTCAAATCTTTGATTTGGGTGTGTGAAACAAGGGACTCCCTAGTAGAGAGGATGTAAGTCTGAAAGACTTAACAGGAATTTTGAGCCAAAAAAAAGACCCCGAAGGGTCTCTTTGTGTGTCAGCTTCTTTGAAGCTTAGCCAAGTTCTACAAGTTTCTTGTAGCTTCTCATAGCCTTCAAGTCAGCAGAAGGCAAAGCCTTCATGCTACAAATCTTTACGACTTGACCTTGAGTCAAAGGCTTTGCCTTGTCATTAAGCCTTGACACAAAGTGTCCATGAATTGTTCCCCACTTGATGTCCTTCGGACAGTTCTTAGCTTTGCTAAACTGCGAAGCAATCTTTCTCACCATGCCATAGGATGCTTTAGCATCAGGAGTAGTAGTTTCAAACGAAGTTTGTTGTGTTGAGTTTGTCATAATAATTTTCCTTAGTCTCTAGAGACTAGTTATGCAATCCGACATTGAATTGCCATTACATAGTAATACGACTTTCGAAACATTGTCAACATCTTTCTGCGTACGAGGAATAATATTCCCACACATGAAGAAAGTAGAGTCCCTTCAAAACTGCCCCAAAAACACCACAAAACCTGTTATGCCTTGCAAAGTCTAGTAAGACTTTGATTTCCCTGTGAAAGATTTACACGCATAACGATTACGTGATTACGCCTACACGCCTGAAAATCTTTACATCATGATACATATGGAAAGGCGTATAAGGTTTTATTTATACATGACCTGTAATATTTATTTTTATGTGTGCCTTCCTACTTGACAACCTCGAAAGCAGTCTCTAAGCTTGTTGGGGCAATCAGCAATGTCGCTGACTGCTTAACCGAACTATCGAGTTCAAGGTAAATAATATGGAAAATTTAATGGAAAAATGTTCTGAAACTCGTATGGAAAGACTGCTGAATCCTCAGATGTCTGACCACTTTAAAACCAACTTTGTTGGTAAGTATGGCTATCGACCTTACGAAATAAAAGTAGGTAGAAAGTGGGTGTTTATGAGAAATCCAACTCACAAAGTGAGAATGCCATTGGCTAAGTTTAAAGTTCATGCGTTTCTTCAATGGCGTAGAGATGCTATGACTGATGCTTCAGTTAAATCTTATGCTGAAACAGGTAAATATTCAAGACCAAGAGCATGGTGGAAAAACTATGGTTTTACGAGCAACCCTAAACATTTTGATTATGAGCCAAGCAGGTTAGCTTGGTAAGGAGAAAATTATGAAAAACTTAAATATTATGTCTATAAAAGAATTACAAGATTTAAAGCCCAATCCTGTACTTATGTCTGAATTATCTAACGAAATAGATTTACTAAGTTTATCTATCAAAGATAGATTTGTAAGTGATAAATTACGTAATATTGCAGATATTATATGGTTTTTGGGAGAAAAATTAGAAGATAAAGATTATGAAAAATTTAATTTATAATATTTATTTATACATCACATGTAAAGTATTTTATGTTTATGCTTTACATGTGTACTTTCACTTGACAAGCCCTACAGCTTTTGCTAATGTTGTTGGGCAATCAACCAATGGAGAACGATTATGGCAAGAGCCAATGAAAAAGAATTAAACTTTAACACAGATGAAATAGAAACAGAACAACTGTTGGATTTGTTTCAAGCTGATGATGAATCAGAAGATACAGATTATGTAAATATTTTAGATTATTGTATCGACCTTGATGCAATACAAGAAATTGATGACGATAAATTTAACTTTATGGAGGTGTAAATATGAGACAGCAATGTAAAAATCCGAATGGTTTAGCCAATATGGAAACTATAAAAGATTCACAGGTAAGAAAACCTGTAAGGTTTAACAGCTTAGATAAAGCAAAAGTTTACCTTAAATCAAAAGGTTATAGGTTTAGACAAGCTTTCAATATGAAAGAAGATAGGTCTATGCTGTATCAAGGTAAACGTGGATGGGTAAAAATATCCTCGTCTAAAGATTACCTGAATAAAACTTCTATGGAACAGGGTACTGTTTGGAATATTATACAGATGTAAATTATTTACATACATGCTTTCACTTGACAAGCCCCGACTGATTTGCTATTGTGTTGGGGCAATTAACTAACAAGTCTATTTAGACTAAGGAGATAGATATGGAAATTAACTTACACAATGTTTTTAATATAGAGGTAAAACCTAGAAAAGATATTGCAAACTTTCATGTAAGAGATATAGTATTTCATTATACTGATTACTGTAAAAAAACAGG